TTCATAGGTCTTTTCCGAATCAAGTGCATCCTCCAGGTTACAATCTATCGTCACCTTATGGTCAGCAGCTTCCAGGTCTGCAGAAACTATGCGTCCGCCGGCGTTATGTGCCTGGCTGCCGGATCCGATCTTGCCCCAGTTCGGCACATCGTGCTGAACGTATACTACATCACCAACAGTGGATGCAATCGCATCTATATCTACATCAAATTCCAGTGTTCTCTTGAGCAGCTGGTTTTGGGCCAGTCGGTACATCCCCGCTCTCCAGGCTTCGGACTGTTTTGTCATGCCGAACAGTTCTAAGGTTACTTTGTTCGCTGCGTTGGGTATTGCGGTATTGAAAATAGTAAATGGAGTGAGCTTGTAATCCTGGTCCGCATCTCTGTATCTGATCTCTATTTCACTGGCTCGGTCTTTCTCCGGCAAAAAAGTTTCCTTAAAAGAGTTCTCCGCGATATTGCTGACAGTAAACATCTGGACCGGCTCCTCCGCTTTATCAATCGCCAAAGTCAGGGATATCCCATTCCATATAAGCACACACCTTGCCACCTCACATACCTTTAGTGCCGCCTCCCACATGGTCGTGCCGACATCCACGCCGCCGTTAAATGTTATTCTTTTTTCCGTGCCGCCTTTTCCGTCCGGTATATCGGCTTGGTCACAGAACACCGCAAGCTCATAAAACTTTGCCGTATCGATTCTGCTCGGATGTATACCATCGTATCTCTCGACCTCATAAGGCGTACCAGCACCGTCTCCGCTTATAATCGGCTGGATAAGTATATCATAGAGTATCCAGGCCGGATTGTCTGAGTACTCGATCGTCCAGCCCTCACCGTTATAGGTCAGCACTACAGCCCCTTCCATCAAACAGGAAAACTGTATCGAGCCGGATAACTGGTCCGTTGCAAGAGCTGATATGCCTACCAAAGCCGTTGACGGATAACTAAAGTCATCATTGATAACTTCTCTGATGCCGCACAAATAAAGGTCGTCTCCGTATCGAGTGGATGTTTGGTCCTCAGTTGTTTTAGTTATCTTAATATCATATTTGTTGCCATTAACGATGGCCATCGAATCGCTTGCTTTATAGGATTTCCACAGCCGGCCGGTGCTGGCTTTGGTAACGGTCTCCTCGGCTATGATGGTCCAATCAAATATGTCATGTATACTGACTTCGACTTTGATACCCACGCTATGGTTGCTGAGCCCGCCGGCATCATTGGCGTAAAATAGACCTCTCGGAAATTGCAGGTCTATCTCTAAATCATCAAAATCATCGTCCGGTGTTTCGTAGGTTATCGGCGAGCCGTAATTGACTTTTATGGCCGGTCTGTATTCCGGCTTCGTCTCAGTGAAAAAACTTATAATGTCCTGGTCTATAAGTCCAAGACGCTGCTCTGTAGTAACGTCTGCATAGTTTGCTATGGGCTGGTCGTTTAGTCGAATATCAGATATGCTTTTAACCGGACCCTGACCAAGTGCGATCAGCATTTTTAATAACTGGGTATCCTCCGCCTCGCCGACCTGAGTATGCACTGCTATCACATTGCCGAACAGCTTGTTCGTTCCATAAAATCTCGGCACCACCAAACCCTGTCTCTGTGTCGTCTGCGGGCTCCAGCCATATACCTGCGATATCTCAGAAGCTCCCATCTCTGATAATTTTGGCTGGGGCCTGGGCATCAAGACATTGATAAGCACGCCGCCCGCCACCGCGATAGCAGCTGTTGCAAGTGCAAAAGCCAAAGTTCCTGCTTCAAACCCCATCCAAGCTGCAGCGTATGGAGCTGCAAAAATAACAGCTATCATCAAAATAATACCGAGTATTGACTTGCCGTCATCGCCGCCAATAACTACCGGTACAAAAACTATGTAGTCCCCTGCCTTTGCCTTTGTCAGAGGCCATCTTTCTTTTTCTATAATCTGTCCGTTTATGCTTGCCCTAAACTCGATATCCGAAGGCAGAAATACATCCACAAGCCTCTGCACGGTCTGACCGTTGAACGGATGATCCGTTATCTCTCTTTTCGTCCGGTCAAACGGATTTTTGATTTTCACGATTCGCAAACTTGTATCTGTAGAACCCATCTAATCTCTTGCTCCAAAAAGGCAGGTCAAGTCTTTCTATAGCCACTGACCGTTTTCTCATAATATGTATAAAGTGTTTGCAGTCCTCCAGGACTACTCCTATGTGCGTTACAAATGGCGGTCTGATCTTAAATCCCACCAGGCAAAAGGGCTCTGGCTTTGATAATCTTACATAGTCTGCTTTGCCGGCATTGATCGCATCAGAGCGCAGGCAGACATCGACAATGGAATCGAACGGCACAATCTCTATGCCTGCCCGGGCTGCTATTTCCAAACAAAGACCATAGCAATCGTAGGCATCCGGACCACGACCGCCCATCCTAAAGGGCTTGCCCAGTAGATCTGATACCGATATATTTTCCAAATCCGGTTACCTCTGTTTTACTTACTGACGGCGTTACTGATTTTTGCCGCCGTTTCGGACCAAATCCGGTACAGTTACGCCGTATAGTTAGTCAACGCCGACAATGATAATATCGTAAGTCAAACTGTCCGAGCCTGTCCCATCATGCTTCATCTCCAGATCTGAATTTGGATCTATGTCAATGCCGTTTACATCCGGAGCTATAAGCAAAAACTCTCCGCCCGGCGGTAACTTGAGTATGCCGTTGACATCATCTACAAAAAGAGCGACCTGGTTTGCGTCTGCACCGCCGATGAGCAAGTTAGCATCAGATGAATTGTTTTTAACATAAAGCACCTTCAATATGTCAAGCGTCAAGGCGGTGCCGAAATCGTTCTCAAGGCTTCCATCGTGCAGGCGTAGCGTTTCATTGGCATCATCTGTCAGGGTCCCGATGTTTTGAAAAACCGTATCTGCCTGATTTGCTCCGGTGCCATTAGCCAGGCTCACGCCCCTGCTCTTTCGTATCGGTGCTTCCTTGGTGCTCAAGTCATCGGTCACTGAATACTCAATGCCGATGTTCAATAAAATCTTTGCTGTCAAGCTGCTCGCTGCAACTGCCACGCTGACTGCTATAATCAGACTTAGACAAATTGCACACACTACCCATTTTTTTCTCCGTTTCCTTGCCATCTTTTTCTCCTTTCACTCTATAAAAATTAAACTATTCGTATGCCGCTGCTTCTCATGCCTACAAAACCGCCGAAGCGAGCGGCGTTTTCATGCTCTCTGCAGTCCTCAAGGATTCTTTTACATGCTGAATAGCCGGCGATGCCCCCGCCGGTATATGCAGCAAAGCCGGACGTATCCACTATCGAATACGTATCGTCCGTCAGCTTCGTTATCTGATATATTTCTCCGTTGACTTCCACCATACCTTCAACCTCATCATGATAGATATAATCATCAGTTGCAAAGCCGTGGGCCGTGGCCGTGACCACTCCAGGATTAGCTTTAGTTATTACGCTTATGGCCTTTCCGACATAGCCACATTCCGCTAATTTGTAGGTCCAGCGGCAATGCAACGCCAGGTACTTATGCAAAGGGAATCTCTGCCTCAAAGGATTAGGAGCTCCCAGCGTAAAAGTCACCCACTCGGCACTGGTATCACAGGCGAACATCGAAAGTCATCTCCAATTCTGAATAGTTCTCAGATAAGTGTGCGCTGTTGACAACGGTTATCTTTACTATTGACCCGATCCCACCATCCAGGGCCTCAAGGTATGGCTGTATAAGCCTTGTTATATTGCTGACCCTGACTGTTAGCGTAGGTATCTCTCCCTTGCTGGTTTGTTTTGTGGGCTCTAACTCAAACGGAAAGGCGATGTATTTATTAGCGGGACATTCCGTGCCATTTCCTTCATTCCACAAAATGGCTCTTTCCTCCTCAGTCAGTATCCTGTTGAAAATTATCACGGCATCCATCTCACAGTGCAAATGTTGTATTGCCCCAGTCTGACTTGCCCCCAATTTTATTGTATAGTAGGAAGGCAAATTTACGGTTATGCCTGGGTGTGATGCAACCAAGACGTTATCTTTATATATGTATCCTGTAGTTCCATCGAGAATAACGACAAAAAAATACCAGGTATCTACAAGAAGACCTATGTCTGTAAAAGTTTCAATCCAATCAGACAAACCTATCCCAAAATCAGTACCATCGCCCGCCGTAATGAGATAGAATCTATCATCACCACTTCCATCAGAAGCAAAAAACATATCATTGGCAGCAATGGTTTTAATCTTTACCCAGAAACAGATTGAGACTTTATTACCACTGTGAATCTCGCTTGCTTTCAGCCCCGTATCAATATAATCCTGTACGCCATCCAGTTCTAAAGCTGTATTGATTTTGCCAGCTACACTATGAGCACTTGTATAATCATCTGCTCCGCCCGCACCGTGATATGTACCATTGTGATCGCCGATGGCATCAACAACAACATTATCATCAGCATTATCATTCATCTTCAAAAAATCAATGCAATTCTCAGGGACGCTGGTGCCAATCATAACGTCCTCTGTATTCCTGGCAAATCTGAGCACTGTACCATCCGTCAGTGTAATCTCCAGCAGGACCAACCAGGGGTCCGGACTGTGCAGTCTGTTTTTTTCTATAACAAGATTAGCCGGCAAAGTTTTCATTATCAGGCCTCAATAATCTGTAGCTGTGCCTCCCACAAATCCGGATGTCTCGGCTCGAGCTTAAACTTAACAGGAGCTGCGAGTCTGCATTCATAAGTTTTGCGGGATTTCGGCTCCACCCAGTTAAAAGTGGCCGCCCCTATATTAAGCTCGTCCTCAAAGCTCAATAGCATTGTCTTGTCCGCTGCGGTGAGAAAATTATAGATTACTTCCCAGGCCTTTTTTGCTTTTGTAAAACGGGCTCTGGTTAGTACGGCACCGCTTTCAAAACGTGACCTGATCGTGGGATCTGCCGCCTTCGTTTCGCTGAGCCCACCCAAACTTACCGCGCGTGATAACGGTGGAAAGTGTATCATCCATCTTGTCCTTTAACCAAATTTCGTATCTGTCCGCCGGCGTGGTAATCTTTGACAACAACATCAACAATATACTTTTCGCCGTCAAACCTGACGTTCTTGCGGCCTGCTTCCATAGGCGATGCTGTCTGGTTATTGATATTGACTACTATCCCCGGCACCATACCGCCGCGGGGGATCACCGTCTCTCCTCTCTGCAGGATCGCCGGAAATTCATCCGATCCAAATCCACTGTGCAATCGCGGTGCTCCGGCAAAGGCCAGGGCTGGCACTTCTCGTCTTGCTAAAATCTGCCCGACCACTCCGCCGCGATGGGCAGCTAACACCCCTGGTCTCCCCTGATACGTGGAGCCCCCTCCGCCAAATCCGCCAAACAGACCGGCCATAAAAGAAGATCCGAAAGCAGCAAGTCCCTGTGCCAACGGTTGAGTAATCATAATCCTCATTACTTCTCTTGCTATGTCACGCAGGACAGCTATCATTACATCCCCGAACCTTTCCGCATCAAAAATCATTCTCTCAAAGGCTCGAGCAAAAGATTCGCCAATAACATCGGCAACTTCTGCAAGCCTCTGAGCCTGTTCGAGCTGCTTTAGCTTCTGACGGTATTCTTCCAGTATCTGAATTGTTTTTGCACTGTTTACGCCATATGCTTCCTCCGCTGCTATCTGCAATTCAACAAAATCGCGTGAACGCTCTCGTGTTTCGTTGAGCCTGCCGATCATCTGGAGCTCCCTATCGATCGCCGCCGTGAGAAACTGCACTCTCTTTTCGGCTTTCGTTGCAGCTTCCGACATAGCATCAAGAGTTTTGGCAGCCCCGCCCTGTGCCTCTATCGCACTCTCCCCCATCGTCCTCATCTCCTCTGTCGTTGTCTGTAAGCTTTCTCTGAGTGCTTCGTACTTCTCTATTATTTTAAGTAGTTCTACAGATGGCAAATCTGTTGCTAACTGTTTTGCTTCCTCAAAAAATATCCGAGCTTCCTCTAACATTCCTGTTGCCGCGGCCTCTATACCAGCAGCCCATTCCACCGGTGCCATCTTTGTAATACCCAGCTTTTCACCAAGCCAAGTGTCGGCAATTCGGTTGTTAAATTCCCTCAATCTGTTTTCAAGCTTTTCTATGTATCCAACTAA